GCTTCAGCCTCAATTGACCTGGAAGGTCAACATCTGCCACAACGTCGTCACTCCATCCCGCACGTCGCATGGCGTCTGCAACACGCATATAACTCTGGATCGTATCTTGATGAGGGAAAACCTTCACCATGATCCGTCTACCCTCTACACATGTGGACGCATAACCAAGAAGGCGAACAAGCCATTCTGAAGGTTCGCGTTTTCTGTGCCTCTCTGGGTAAACCATCCTCTGAATAATTTCTTTTTCAGAGCGATGAGGTTGGCTGTGCATCCACCAGTGCCCAAGGAAATGCGTTCGATTATCGTCGAACTTCCTTGACGCGGCCGACTTGTCTGTACTCGTTGACTTCTCAACGCTTAAGACGAAGCCCAGATCGCTAGCTGCTGAAGCCAATTGCGAGAGAGTTAATCTCGTATTTGACCCCACAATGATGTCGTCACCCATCACCAGCACGCGGTCATGTGGTAGGCTGTGACCCGTCACTTTCTCCCACATGTACGATACGAGAATCAGATTCACGATCGAGTCGATAATAGAAGTGAAAGCACTCCCACTCGGAACACCCTTGTGTTTCTGATAAACTCGTCCATCTGGTGCAATAATGCGCGAGTGGATGAAGTCGTTGACGTACCTTCTCCACACACCCAGCTCTTGCTCATCAAGATCAAGATGCGTCCGTGCCACCCGGAAAGCATCGTCGATCATGCGAGCAGGGACTGTCGAGTCAAATTTCGAAAAGTCCAAAGAATAGACGTAACGAAAACGTGACTCTATTTCTGAGATGATGGCGCCTTGTTCGTGACCCCGCAGGCCCCAAACAAACGGACGACGCCTCTCCAAAGCCTGAAGGACTCGTTTACTGTAACGCGTGCCCACAATAGTCGTAGCGAGCGGCGCCATCCATACGAGCCTAGTCTTTGGACCAGAAGTCCCAGGCTGAACCCGACGGCCAAAAACATAAGGGTCAAACCCTCTGCCGCCAGAAATGATCCTCTCAGCCAAACGTGCCCCGGCATCCAGGACAAATTCGTTGCGGCGAAAGAAAGGAGCCCCAGCGTAAGAATCACGCAGGACATGTTTCTCCACCACTTCATCCACGCTGAGAGGGAGCTTCCCTCTTTGCTTG